ATATTCCTGTGAGAATTTCTGTTTACCAAGATTTTTCTTTTGGTCACTAGCCCACTTCTTGTCCCTGCCAGGAACATCCTTCCAAGTAGACCGGACATGGACAAAGGTATTCTCTTTCCTCTCAGCTTGGAGGTATATCCTGTGGAACAGGTTGAACATACCATTTGGTGTGGAAATAATAACAACACGGGATTCATTGGAAGCGGAAATCGTGGGTAAGTTGGATGCCCAAAATTCCTCGGCCTTGTGTTTCAATACGAATGCAAATTCGTCAAGGATAAGAAGGTTGATGGTTCGACCTCGGAAGGAATCCGGTGAGGTAGCGGCGACCATGATCTTCGAACCGTTATCAAAGTTGACAAATGTTTTGGAGTATTCTTGGACGCCAGGTTTCAACCATGCAGGTAATTCCTCATACATGACTTTCAGACGGGCGAGAATATCGACAGCAGATGTTTGTTTATTGGAAGCGATACCGACTACTTTATCGGCATTGAAGATAGCATACCACAGGGCAAAGGCGCAGATCGTAGTGGTCTTACCTGACTGTCTTGACCACAACCCTACTACAAATCTATTCTTCTGTAGTTTCTTGAGAATTTTTTTCTGATATTCGTATGGCTCAAATTCAATACGACCTCTATCAGGATGAACGATCTTGACATATGGCATGAATTTCCATATGTCCTCTGAGCACTCGGATAATATTTTTATTTCTTCTTCTGTATACGGATGTTCCTCAAGTGGTCTTTTTACATAGTCATCATATCTTACTGGCAAAAGAAAACCCCCCTATAAACCATATTTACATATGTATTTATAGGGGGGCAACAACAAAAAGGGGTTCTTATATGTAAATTATCTTCTTATCGGCATCTGGATGATACTTGAAATAGAAGGGTTGAAACCCACTATCGTTTTCTGCGATAGGGTTTTTCGGTTTATCATCACCTTCTGTATAAAATTTCTCAACATCCTTACCGTTTTTATCCCTTACCCAAGTCTTGAGAGTAATCGGTCTACCCCAAATCCTGTAAATGTGTTTGAGGGTTTCCGTACAATATTTTGGGTCAAGAGGAATACCAGTGTACCGATGGATCATAATCATATGACCATCACTGTCAAGGTTTCCACTGGTAATCTCAATTTTCGGAATACCACTGTTGGCAAAACTGTTGACAATCAAATCCCGACACTGTTCTGCGGTATGTTTTGTTCGAACATAATCAATGGACGCGACTGTTTCCACTTGTTGGTAGATATACAGGTCGAGCTTTTCAATCATATCCACCGTAAGGTAATCCTGCATAAAAAACCAATCGGTATATGTTTTCATAATCTCGAAAAGTTTTTCAGTACCCTTCATCTCTTTGGTGTCCCAATTTTCCAGCTCACGAACATCAATACAGTTTTCGTATTCCGTACCATGGCGCCCTGTATCCCAACGATACTTGATCTCTTTCCACATTTGAGAACCGATAAGATATGGGTTCATTCCCATGCGGTTCGATGCTTTCACCAAGGCGTTACTGTAGTTATACTGACCGTGTTCTTCTGCGGTCAATAAACCTTCATCAAACAACCGGGCAAGAATGATCTCATGCCAATAGGTGGCCCATCCTTCATTCATGTATTTGGTCTTGATGTTCGGCCAATAATACTGACCTTCAATACGGAGAATTTCCAGAATGTCTTTCTGCCAATCCTCAAGGACACGGGAATTGTCAATAACAAACCTCAAGATATCTTCCGTTGGTTCAATCGGGGTCTGTGCTAAAATCTTTCTCCACAATAGGTTATTGGCCAATTCAATATCCGTTACCATTTTCTTTGGGTCAATCGCCCTCTGGACGATATCACCAAATTCACTGGTAACAGGTTTATACTGTTTCTTCAACTGCTCAAAAACTCGGAGCTTTCTTTCCTTCTCTGTTTCTTCATCAAATGGGGATGAGTGCCACTGAACGGCGTGTCCGGCATCAACGGTCCTTTCGACCTCGTCAATACCATAAATCCTTTCATACTCATTGAACCTACGTCCAGCCTCGGCCATCAATTCAATGATATCCCTACGGGACTTCTGAAACCATTTACTCTCGGTAAAGAAGTTGACATGGCCGTAAACGTGGGCGACAACAAGTGCCTGAACCGACAGGGTATTGGAATTCATCAGATATGCCCTGGCGGGATTATCATTGATAACCAATTCATACGGAAGGTTCGGGTCAAAGTTGTCGAAGATGGTTTTCATTCTCTCATAATCCCTACCGTACTTCCAGTTGGAAATGTTTGTAGGACTATGGTATGCGAGAATTTCCATCATCTTCTGTGGTGGAATAACATCAAACTCCACCGGCATACATTTTAGACCGTACTCAACACAAAGCTCTTTGATACGATCTTCAATTTTGATTAGTCTTTGTAATTCACTTTTCTTCATCACTACACCCTTTTTGTGTTTGTCTTGAAATGTATCCAATACGAAAAGTAATCATCACCTTTGTAAGTAAACTTGATACAGTTGACACTTTCATCCACGACCCTTGGCTTTACTACAACCAAAGTTTCTTTTGGTGGAATATAACCGGACTTACCAAGACCGTCACCATGTTTTACCATAGCAAATAGAGTGGTCGTTGTTTCAAATTTATCACCGATATTTACTTGTCGCTGTGTAGGCTTCATTTCTTTTCCTTCTTTTCAAACATCATGTGTTTGAGAGCGGGATAGATATCATCCTTACCTTTGATAACACAGGCGAGGAAATGTCTATCATTGTCCTTATAGAAGTTTGTACCGTTCTCGGTAGTCACCTTGAATTTGAAATTTCTCTTGAAATGTTCCATCAAGTTTTGACCACCACCATAAGGCATCCTTTCGATATCGACTTCACAATATCCCAACATGGAAATTTTCCTGTTGAGGATATCCTTGGCGGCCTGCATCGTCTTTTCGGGATAGAAATCTTCTCCATCCGAAATGTAAACGACATACACGTTCCACTGGTCAACCGGATATTCGATATCAATCAATTCACCGGCAAGGTCAAAAGCAGTGTGACAAGCAGTACCACCACTCTCACCCTTCTTGAAGAAGGTTTCTTCATCAACCAGTTTCGCTTCCGTAGTATGAACGATAAAACGAATACGAACATGGTTGTAAGACTTCTTCAAAAACTCTGTCATCCAGAACAACATGGAACGGGCAAGATACTTTTTCTGCGGGGTCATGGAACCCGAAACATCCATCATTGCGATAACAACGGCGTTACTATGGATTTCATAATCCTGTTCCATCTGCTTGAAACGTAAATCTTCATCATCAATGAAGATCGAACATGGGTCAATCTCTTGATCGACACGTTTTTCCTTGACGATCTCAAGGGCCTCATTCAACTCACCCTTCGACATGACAAGAGCACGGAAGGCATCACCTTCCTCACAACCCGTTTCTTCCATGATCTCGGCCGCAAACATGGCCGTTCTCTTGATGGTTTCCTTCATCGTCCTGTGCTTATGGATACGGGGATGAATACCAACTTTAGAAATCGTTTCAAATTTCCATCCAGAAGGGACCAAAGTTTCCGCCTTGGATTTTTCTTCAATCCACGGTAAGCCAAGGTCTTTGAACATGAGGTTGAGAAGATAATCAATATCAACCTCTGTTTCCATGTAGTCCTCACCCTTACCTTGTCCGGGCTTCTGACCACCGGGCTGACCACCCTTTCCGTTCTTGGGTCTACGGCCGATGATATCTCCGGCCTTACCCTTACCCTGACCAACACCACCTGCGGCACCACCACCGGAACCATAGATAAACTTATAGTCCTTCAATCCCTTGACAGGAACCTTTACGGTCTTACCATGTTTTTGAGTGATGATACTTTCTTCGGAAATAATATCTTTGAGATTTTTCTTGATCGTATCTTCGATCTTGTCCCTGTGGCGGGCGGCGTCTTTCCTACCCTTACCGGACAAATCCCAATCATCGTGTGAAATGATCGCCATTATTCTTTACCCCTTCTTTTTGCTGACAACTTCATCTTTTCTATTGTTTCGGGTTTATGTTTCTTCCCCCACCAATAAGATTTCTCTTTTCGGTTTCCAAAATTGGGGTTCTTATTTCCGCTTACATCTATATGATTATCACTTATTTTCTTTCTTGTTTCTTCCGTATGTGATTTTCCAAACATCGGAGATATATTTCCAATTTTGGCCTTACTCATTTTCTTTTTTATTTCATCGGTTCGGGTGTATGTCCCACTTTTAGCTCCCGATATATTATAACCATATGGAATTTGTGAATTATAGTAATGAATATAAAAATCCTCATATGTGATAAGATCATCAAGAGAACAACAAATACAAAGTATCTCCCAAGAAAAAACATCAATACCATATTTTCTTATAGAAGAATGTAAACGATACCCCCTACCACTTTTAGCATCTACAATATGTTCATTTTTCCTACGTTCAATATTTTTTATCGTCTGACCGATATAATATTTTCCGGTAATATTATTTTTTACTTTATAAATTATACCATTCATTTGTTGTTATAGTGGTAAGGGGGGTATCCTGTAAGAATAACCCCCCTTACCGTTCCCGAAGCATTGGGGAAAGATTATTCTTCTTTACGGAGAATTTCACCCACGAAAGACAGAAGGATGTTGGCACATTCCTCACAGTATCCCCTCTTGACAAGGTTTCCTACTGCGGACTTTCGTTTCATCGTGGTCCTCTTATCGGTAGCAGACTTGTCTGCTAAGGTCAAGGATACCACGTTCTTGAGATCGTTCATCAACTTCTTTTCGATGGCAATTCTCAAAGGATCATACGTCCTGAAAGTGAAGGGCTGACCCTTCTCCAACTGGGCGGCTTTGTAGACGAAAATTCCGTTACGGAATTCGGTCTTGGAGTTGATAGGAACATTGATGTATTCCTCAATCTGCCTCATCAACTTTTCATCCGAATCGCTGTACTCATTCGTAATCGAATCTTGAATCTTCTCTTTACGGCAGAAGGCTTCAGCGTTACGGATGTAATTCTGGAACAGAGCCTCGGCCTGTTCCTCATAGGCACTCAAGAACGCCATGTTGACTTCTTTCTTGGCGATTTCCTTGAACGATGCCGAAACCGATTCCTTCTCACCCAATAACAGGGTAAGATACTTCTTGATTTCTTCTTCCGACATACCGATCTGGTGATCGAAGTTGGAACGAAGGGCACGAATAATGTCAATGGCGTTGACACACTTCTTGTCCTCTTTCATAGCAAGGGCTACGTTGAGGGCGTTGATGATGAATCGTGGGGAGATACCCTTCATACCTTCACCCTGATCACGACCTTCCATACGGAGGGACTTTACATCAACCTCTTGCTTCTTCATTTCCTCGGTGATTTCACCGTTGTAAATCTTCATCTTGTCAACAAGGCTTGGAACCTTATTGGACTGAACAAGGCGAGTAAGAATGGCAAACTGAGCGGCCACTCTCAACGTGTTCGGTGCAATGTGGATACCACGGAAATCCGATTCACGAATCATCTTCTCGTAAATCTTGATCTCATCGTCAACCTTGAGATTCCAAGGCACAACAACAGGATACATTCTGTCATGGAGTGCTTCGTTCTTCTTTTCCGCTCTGAATACGTCAAACTCCGTTGGGTTGGTGTGACCCAAGATAAGAGTATCAACATACATCTGCGGGAAGCCCGGAGCCTTGATCATCTGTTCCTGAGCGGCAGTGATAAGGACGTAGTGAAACTTTACATCGGCCTTGAGTAACTCAATGTACTCAATCATACCACCGTTGGCAACCTGTAACTCACCGTTGAATTGGTAAGCTCGGGGGTCAGTCTCACCGAATCGGGTCATCTTGGACATATTGACACGACCAATCAACTCCGAAATATCCTGCGATTTCGGATCAGATGGCTGGAACGTACCGATACCGACACGTTTCTGCTCGGAAAACTGAATCGAATTGACAGGGACTTCTTCCCACTTGATATGGCCGGTTTCCTTATCAAGGAAATTTTCCTCGATCATCTGCTGACAAACCGGGCAAAGATGACCCTCGATTTTGACCTGTAACTGCTCTTCCCAAAATGGGCGATCTTCATCGGGAATCAAGTGGAGAGGTTCCTCATTGATAGGGCAACCCTTAATTGCATATCGCGGAGTATTGTCCTTCTCAAGACCCCTCTTGATAAGGGCGGCGATAGTGGACTTACCGGATGCGACAGGTCCGACCATGATAAGAATTCTCTTACCAGTTTCGGTCCTTCTGGCGGAAGCTTTGAGGAATCTCATAAGGTCATGGATGGCCTCAAGTGTACCGTAAATTTTGTTGTCGAAAAACTTGTACTGAACCAAGTCCTCATAACCGCGAATCTTCTGCGAGTTATCGACCTGGCGAACGCCGTGCTTCATAATCATATTGAAGATACGGCCGGGTGCAAAGTTTGCGATGTCTGGTTGGTTCTTGACTAATTCAAGATACTCAAGGGCACTACCTTCCCACTGTGCCACTTTCGTTTCTTTCCTTTGATCAAGAATAATGCTTCGGAAATCTTTAATCATCATTACTGCCTCCATCAAAATTTTCACTTACAATTTGTCTCACAGGTTCGGATTCCTTTTTGAGTATCCTCATAATAGATTCCCGATCTGTAATAATTAAACGGTCCCTTCCGGGCTCTACTTGTTGTTGGGCTTTATAAGACAAATACTTTTGTTTTATTTCCAACTCTTTTTCTTTCAATTGTAACACATCTTTCTTGATTTGTAAACTGTCTTGGTTCGCTTTGCTGATAACGATTTGCGTGGCCGCCTGTGTCACAGAGTTGATAATAAGACTTGCAACTTCCGCCAAACGGGCAGAAAAATTACCATTTATCATTTCATTCTCTATAAGAGTAAGGATACTTTCTGCTCGGGCAATGTTACTTCTTATGATAGCAATTGGATCACCTCCAGCAGCTTCATTATTATTAGGTCGTAAAACTTGTTCGACCCCGGCTTCCGTAGGTTCTATATCCATAATGTCGGCAAGACCATTTCTATTCAATTCAGGCATAAGTGAAACTCCAAGTGTTTTCTTATATTTATATTATACCACACCACCACTGGAATGTAAACATAAAAAAACCCCCACCCGATAAAGGGTAGGGGTCTTTTCTTCAATGATTACACCTACTTATTAGTCAGGCATACCCGTCACGATAACTTTCTTGTAGTAAAGGTTACTACCAAAGATGTGTTCGTGGATT